ATCAAAAGATAAAAAATTTCAAGGTCATACAACTTATGAAACTAAAGAATAATGCCAATCTATGAATATGAAAACACCCAAACCGGCGAGAGGTTTACGGAACATCTACCTATCGACAAAAGAGACTTTCCGTCTCGCAGGCGTTTTATTAGAAGAGTTATATCTGCTCCTAAAATATCTGTCATATCAGATATGGGTGGAAAGGAAGACAAAGCCAGAGAACAAATAATGCAAGCGGCAGAAAAGGGGTATCAACAACGTGAAGAGAAAAAAATTGAAACGCCAAACTGGGCAAAAGAAAGAAGAGAAAAAAGCAAACAAAAAAGACGCTGGTTCTGATCCATATGGATTAGCCGAGGCGTGGTGGAAAATATTTACAAAACCAGATGTTACCGGAAAAAATACAAAGCAAGGAACTGACTTCCCAACAAAAAACATTCATTAATGTATTGTTTGGAGAGGCACAGGGAAATCCAAAGAAAGCAGGAGAATTGGCAGGATACGCTCCTAGTTCCTATCCAAAGGTCATCAAGGCACTGAAGGATGAGATTATAGAACGAGCGGAGTATTCCCTGGCACTGCATTCAGCCAAGGCTGTAAAAGGCTTGGTGGATGCGTTGGATGAAGATGGAAAAACTCCCGGAGTTAACATTCGCATGGAGGCGGCAAAACAGATATTGGACAGGGTAGGGCTTGTGAAAAAAGAAAAAATAGATATTAATGCACAGGTAGCCCACGGCATATTTATACTGCCGGCAAAAGATGCGACTTAGACGAAAGGCACGGACAATACCATTTGGATATAAACTTTCCGATGATCCGGATTATATTGAACCTGTTCAGGAGGAACTGGACGCACTGGATGAAGCAAAGGAATATTTAAATAATTGTTCTTACCGTGAAGTGGCAGGATGGTTGGGAAGAAAAACAAACCGATCCATTTCACATACGGGACTGAGAAAGATTATAGATAAAAGATGGACGACATTGCACCGCCTAAACCAAAATCACACCTTGGACGAAAACGAGGAAAGCAAGAGCCAAGAACACTTAGTGTAAAAGTCAAGGCAAGGTACGCTGCAAAGAAAGTCATCAAGACTCAGAATGAAAAAATAAAAAAAGCACGACAGCTTATAGAGAATGCCAAGGTAAAAAAAGAAACTGTTCTGAAAACTGACAGTTCCTTAAAAGGGGAGGCCAAGTCCGTTATGACGGATAAGGAAATTGAAACCCTTCCACCAACCATTCAAGATCATATTAAGGAAAATGTTGTCTTTGAACCTAATAAAGGCCCGCAGACAGAGTTTCTAGCATCTTCGGAACGGGAAGTATTTTACGGAGGAGCAAGAGGCGGAGGAAAATCCTATGCCATGCTTGTTGATCCGTTGCGATATTGTGACAAGGATCATCACCGTGCACTGTTACTGAGACGTTCCATGCCTGAGCTGCGAGATATGATTAATCATTCCCAACGTTTATATGGAAGGGCGTTTCCGGGGGCTAAATGGAGAGAGCAGGAAAAGGAATGGCGGTTTCCATCAGGAGCTAGAATTGAATTTGGTTACGCAGAAAATTTAACAGACGTTCTTCGTTACCAAGGTCAATCGTATACATGGATTGGGATTGATGAGCTACCTCAATACCCCACTCCGGAAATATATAATTTCTTGCGGTCATCACTTCGTAGTGTAGATCCTGAAATACCGGTATTTATGAGGTCAACAGGTAATCCGGGAAACATAGGTTCTTTGTGGGTTAAGGAAATGTTTGTTGATCCTGCGGAACCTAACACATCTTTTGATGTTCATATAGATACTGTGGCAGGTAAGAGAAAAATTACAAGACGTTTTATTCCTGCAAAGTTACAAGATAATCCTTATCTTATGCAGACGGATGATTATCTTATTATGTTATCTTCCTTGCCGGAAGTACAACGTAAGCAGTTTTTAGAAGGGGATTGGAGTGCATTTGAAAATTCGGCTTTTCCGGAATTTAGTCTTACTACCCATGTTGTTCAGCCTTTTGACATTCCCCGTAATTGGCTCAGATTCAGAACCTGCGACTGGGGGTATTCGACTGCAGCTTGCGTTTTATGGATCGCAGTTGACTTTGATAATAATTTCTGGGTTTACCGGGAATATTATACCAAACGAGTTACAGCCGACATATTTGCCAAGCAAGTACTGGAACGGGAGCAGGATGAATATATACGATATGGAATCCTGGACTCTTCAACTTGGGCACGAAGAGGGGACGCCGGCCCTAGTATTGCAGAAACAATGATTCGAGAGGGGTGTAAATGGAGACCTTCGGACAGGTCGCCACGAAGTAGAGTGGCAGGAAAATTGGAATTGCATAAGCAATTAGCTTTGGACAAGGATACAAATCAACCAAAATTAAAAATATTTTCTAATTGTATTAATTTAATAAAAACATTGCCTATGTTACCTGTAGATAAGCACAATCCTGAAGATGTTGATACCCATGCGGAAGATCACGCTTATGACGCACTTCGATATGGAGTAATGAGCAGATCAGTACATCCTAATAGCCACCAGGCAAATAGATATATAGAAAAAGAACAGTTTAAACCTGCTGACAGGGTGTTCGGATACTAATGAATATACCTGATAAAATTAAAGTAGGATACAGGGAATATAAGTTAGAAGAATGGAAACAAACAGTTGCCAGTGCCAATGAAGCACAGGGACAGTTCTTTTCCAAGGAAGGTGTTATAGGATATGTAACAACCGAAAAAGGAGTTTCTCATGCTAATACAATATTACATGAAATTTTACATGCAATAATATATCAATGGAATATGGAGTTAGAAGAGAAAGAAGAAGAAAAATTAGTTAATGGTATAACTAATGGACTGACAACAGTCTTTGTAGATAATCCAAAACTGATGGATTATTTAAAAGAAAAAATAAAGGAGGGTTAATGCCACAACCAGTAATGACAAAATATAAACAGGGTGACCTTGGTAAGCCCTATCCAAAGAAAAAGGATAAAAAGAACTTGAATTTATCAGCACACGGTGGAGAAGCCGATGTTGATATTGCAACTAAAGATTATCCAACCAAGAAAAATACACATGTGCAATCTTCTTTCTGGAAGATGGCCAAAGAAAAAGATTATTAGGAGGAACAATGCCACAACCAATTATGAAAAAATACAAGCATGGTGAAACGGGTGATGCTTATCCAAAATCTGCTAATGAAAAACTTGATGGAAGTATTATGAAAAAATACTCTCATGGAGAATTTTCTGATGCAGGAGGAAAAGCACCGAAAGAAAAACTTGAAGCTTGGTCAAAAGAAAAAATTAAGCACGGCTCATTTAACAGTTAGAACTAATGGCAAAGGTACAGCAAGCAGATATTCTTGCTTTAGGTGATAAAAAGCGTAAAGACAGAGAGGAATATGAGATATCAAGTCTTGCCGGTTTAATTAAAAGTAAATTTATTGATTCAGAAAACTCTCGTAGTTTTGACGAACAGCGTTGGTTGCGATCATATCGTAACTATAGGGGGGTTTATGGAAATGATATGGCTTTTACGGAAAGTGAAAAGTCAAAGGTTTTTGTAAAGATAACCAAGACGAAAGTTTTGGCGGCATATGGACAGTTGATAGAAGTTTTATTCTCTAGCGGAAAATTTCCGGTAGGAATAGATCCTACTCCTGTACCCGAAGGTATATCTGAATATGCCCATGTATCAAAGTTTAAAGATCAACAACCGGAGGCGGAAAGTCCTTATGGATTTCCTGGTGATGGAAAAGATTTTAGTGCGGGGACAACTTTTGACAGCATTCTTGGTGGACTGAAAGATGAATATCAAGGAGCGGAATTTACTGCCGGTGAATCAAAGGATGGAAGAGCAGAACCTCAAATTAGTCCTGCGGAAATGGCTGCAGCTAATATGGAGAAGATGGTGCATGATCAGTTGGATGAATCAAGTGCCGTATCTGTTTTGCGTCATGCCTTGTTTGAAACTGTATTACTTGGAACAGGAATTATAAAAGGCCCATTCAGTTACGAACAGTCAAGCCATAATTGGATAAAGAATGAAGAAACAGGTGAAAACGACTATTCACCAAAAACAAAACTTGTACCTCGAATTGAATCAGTGTCATGTTGGGATTTTTATCCTGATCCTGATGCTGTTAGAATCGAGGATGCGGAGTATGTTATTCAACGACATGTTTATAATCGTGCCCAAGTACGGGATTTAATTAATCGTCCTTTCTTTCGAGAAGAGGCAATTAGGGAAGCCCTTAATATGGGAGCGAGCTATCAAGCTCGTGGATATGAATCATCACTGCAAGACCGAGAATCAACGGATGAACTGAATAGAAAAAGATATGAAGTATTAGAATTTTGGGGAATGATGGATTCACAACTTGCAATAGAAGCAGGGTTGGATCTTGATGATGACATGGATGAACTTGATGAAGTTCAGATTAACTGTTGGGTATGCAACGGACAGATTATACGACTGGTATTAAATCCATTCACTCCATCACGACTTCCTTATTTGGTATGCCCATATGAAATAAATCCTTATCAGTTTTTTGGTGTGGGAATTCCAGAAAATATGGATGATGCTCAAACAATTATGAATGGCCATGCAAGAATGGCTATTGATAATTTGGCATTGGCGGGAAATCTGGTGTTTGATATTGATGAAACAATGTTGGTACCTGGTCAGGATATGAAAGTATTTCCTGGAAAAATATTCAGAAGACAAAGTGGAATGCCCGGACAGGCAATTCACGGTGTCAAGTTTCCAAACACTTCAACAGAAAACTTGATGATGTTTGACAGGTTCAGGCAACTGGCGGATGAATCAACAGGGATACCATCTTATTCACATGGAACTACAGGCGTTCAGTCCACGACTAGAACTGCGGCAGGAATGTCAATGTTGATGGGAGCGGCGGCTCTTAGCATCAAGACGGTTATAAAGAACATAGATGACTTTTTACTTCGACCTTTGGGGGAAACATTTTTTGCATGGAACATGCAATTTAATGAAGACTCACCGGAAATAAAAGGTGATCTACATGTTAAGGCAAGAGGAACATCTTCATTGATGCAGAAGGAAGTACGATCACAACGATTGATGACTTTCTTGCAAGTGGCGTCAAATCAGAATTTGGCTCCGTTTGTCAGATGGCATTCTATACTGTCAGAGATTGCAAAATCACTGGACATAGAACCTGAAAAACTAATTAACGATCCGGAAAAAGCGGCAATCTTTGCAAAAATAATGGGAATGGCAAATGGAAATCAACAAAATCAAGGCACTGGTGGGCAACCAACAGTGGCCACTAATGGAGCAGCTCCTGCAGGAGCGAATCCACAAGACATTACAGGCGTTGGCGGTGGCAACATCGGAGTTGGAGGTGTACCGCAACCAGGGGAGAGTGGCTTCTCTGCAGGAACTCCTAAACCTCAAGGAACAGCTTAGAAAGATTAAATGACAACATACAACGGAACAAATATGGGATTGGAGCAGGATGCTAGTGGCAACTGGGTTTTTACAAATCCAACTCAAGCATTCATAGATACTGATTCATTTTCCACTGCTGATCCTGCATTTCAATACGCACCAACCGATGATGCTACTGAAGATGATCAGGAGGAGGATTTTAGTCCTTGTCCTGCAGGATATATTTATGATAGCACGTTAAAACAATGCGTACCTGATCCAAATTATCAGGCACCGTCATTTTTAGGGGAGCCTACCGGTGGAACTGAACCAGACCAACCAGGATTACATATTCCGTCCAATGAAACAAAAGAACATTGGATTAATAATGCTAATACAATAATTACAGAAGGAGAAGGTGCAGGTACAGGTAAGACAGGATTGCAACTTTTTATAGATAATCTGGATGACAGAGGTTTTATTAAAAACGAAAATGGTAAAATAATTTTTGAGAAAGATATAAAAGGCAGTTCTATATATCAAGGAATGGCTAATATATTAGGTCATCAAGCAAAAGTAGATAAAATTGTACATGATTTACAGCGAATGGGTGCAATTAATGCCGAGGTAACTCTGAATGAAAAAGGGGATATGGTTTATACCTCAGAAATGGAATTAAGTGACCATGCCTTTGCATTTACTACTTATAATTATGATGCAACAGGAGAATACACAGGATTTACTACTCCAGACGGTAAAAAATTTACAAAGACAGGAACTTTTGGAACAGCAGGATATGAAAGTGCATGGGAAAAATATATGAATGAAATGGCAAAAGTTAAAACAAGCGTGACTAAGCCCGTTGAAGATGTTGAAGCAGAACTTGCAAAAGAAATTCTGTTTGGTTTATATGACGAAGAAAAGAAAAAAGAAGAAGAAAAAGAAAGAAAAGCTAAAGCTGACCAATTAAGAAGAGAAGCAGAAGAAGACCAAATTAAAAAAGAAAAAGAAAGAAGAGAGTTTGAAGATTTACAACCTGGTCAAAGTGTTACCGATAGCAGTGGTGATACTTATACGAAAAAGGATGATGGGGGGTATGCATTTACACCTAAAGAAACTAAATCTGCAGTATCAAGAATAACTGAAACAGGAGTAAATTATGGTACAGGAAGAGGTGGAACTGCAATGGAAAAGCATCTAATGAAACAACAAGATACTAGACCAAAACAACGTGATTATACAAAGCATCATGCTTATGGATTATAATAGGAGGAATATATGGCAAACGGAATGATGAACGACCCTAATGCTATGGGAGGTCAACCTCCTATGGGTCAGCCC